TTAAAGAAGCCAACACCTATGATCCTTCAGACATTATCAATCCATGGTACAATTTAATTAAACCAATTTTAACAGATGATTTGATTTACAATTACACAGAGAGTGTAGTGCCAAGGTTGTATGATTTACAACGCGCATCTCCAGATCCAGCTGCTGGTCTAGACGCACTCGTTGAATTTGATTGGACCAAGTTCAAAGCGAAAAAAGCTCAAGAGTTGTATCCAGACTTGCCTCCTAGGTCAGCGTTGCAAGCGTTCAATAAAAAATATGAAAATCGTGCCAATGCCGAAAAGCAAGAAATATTGCGTCAGTGGTTGGACGAGTATTCACAAACGAACGAACTAGGTTTGCCACCATTAAACGTGCTGAAAGAAAACGAAGAGAAAGCAGTTAAAGTTGTTGAACAAACATTTCCGAATATGTTTGCATCAATGATCGGTCAAGAAGGCAAAGACTTCCCAGTAGACCTTGCTATGAAAGGCATAATGCTGGAAGATCCAAAACAATTGATTGAAGACTACAACAATCTTTCTCAAGGTAAAAAAGATCATCTTGCTTTGGTCAGGATGAAAGCTGGTTTGCCTAGAGAAGGTTTGGCGCAGCAAGCACGCGACTCTATAATTGAAAATCTTAGATCTATCGACGATGAACTTGCAGAGTTGACGCAAACTAAATGGGCGATGGAAGAGCAATGGACAGACAGAGACAATCAGCCTGCTCCTGAAGGTTACAAAGAGCTAACAAGACGCGAGACCAAGCTGACGGACGAAAAGAAACGTCTTCAGAAGCAAGCAAAAGCTATGGAAGCAGCGCCAGCGTTGGAAGCATTCAACGATTTGTCTATGATCACCAGCGAAAAACCTTCAGAGTTGAAAAGGATGATCAGTCGTCCAGAGCATCAATTCTATCCGCAATTGGAATACAAGAAAGATCCAGAGACGGGTGCTTATTTATTGCGCACGGACGAACAAGGTGCATTGAAGCCAGAGCTTGTAACGCCAGAGAATGAAGAGATTTTCACTCCAAATTTTGGATTTACACCAGTATTAAAAGATTTGATGCGGAAATACGCGGAAGACATACAAGCAGGCAAAACAGAAAAATCTTTTCAGCAATATTATTTGCAAGAAGCGCAAAAACGAGGCAAAGCCAGAGAAGCCAAAGCATTGATAGAGGCAAACCGCGAAAAGTTTACCAAACAGAACTATATGAATTACGTAGATTCCGTGCCATCAAACAAAGTGTTCGGAGACTACGCAGCCGTTGAGTTTACACCAACCATGTCTCCAGAAGAGATTGTAAAAGGTTTGAGCATTGACACGGATGAATTGAATCATTGTGTTGCTTCTGGCGACAGGGTCAACGGCAAACATGTAGGTATATACGATCCTGCTACTGGCAGCATCAAAGACGGCATGCGAAGCTCTACAAGCAGCGAGACGGAAAAAATAATAAACGGCAGAGTTGATGTAACGAGCATACGCGATCGCAGCACTGGCAAGCCTGTCGTGACAATTAAATTTGAGCGCAATGGAACACGCAAATTTGATCTTGATTTCATAAGCGGAAGTCGCAATGGTCCGATGGATTTTAAAGCTAACTACGCCCTTAGGGATTACTTAAACAGCCGTGCTAATGAGATAAGCAACTCAGGCAGCAATCTTACACAACATGAAGTTTACGATCTTCAGAACGGCAATCATAGGAACTCTGCAGCCAGACAAGCCAATGAGCGTCCACAAGATTTAGAAGACTACCTTGCAGCAAATCCAAATGTTCCTCGTTTCGTAACATTGCAAGATGTTAAGGAAATGTTTAAGCCTGAAAATCAAAGCACCGCTGTTGCAACTGTAGGTCGTCAAGAGTCGTTCGATGAACTGCTTCAAATGAGAGACAATGCCGAAGCATCATTGCAATTGGCACTGGACGAAGGCGAGCCGAATGAAGTTGTAAGCGATCTGCGCTCTTCCATAGCAGATTTAGACGCACGTTTGAATTCTCACCCAGACACAATTCGTGCCAACAACCTTGTCAGAGACCCAGACATAACTGCTTACTTAGAAACTGACGACCCAGCAACGAATGCTAATATAGAAAATATTATACGTCGGCATGGCGGGGATCAAGGTTGGAGCGACGAGCAAATTGACAGAGTTCAGATGGCAGACGGCAATTGGACGTCAATTCCTTGGCTCAGAGACGCTGTCCGTTCTGAGTTAGAAAATCAACGTGCTCCTGCTCCTGTTGATCAAGGTTGGCTTCCATGGCAACCAGCTGCTAATATAGCTAGAGAGTTGCAAGACTTAAATCAGATCAGAACTCTTTCCATGGAGCAAGATCGCAGAAGAATGACTCTTGTTGACACATTGGTCGATCGTTTGCAGCCTGAAATTATACCTTTCACTGAAACAGATTCGCCTGTAAGCATTGCCAATCACATAGCAGAAAGCTATCCAGGAATTCCTCCTACTGTTTTGGCAGACTTGATAAGTTCACGAACAACTGCTGAAACACGTCTTGGTGTAAGGGGTCTTCCAGACGAACAGATAAGACAGGTTGTCACAGAGTTAATTAACAGAGATCAAGTTGCTACTCCTGTTGACGATCAACTCCCGACGATTGAAGAGATAGACGAATACATATCTCAGATGGAAGAAGACGACATAGTTTCTGCACTTGTAAACTCTGGAATGGATGAAGGAGAGGTCAATGCAATTCTTGCAGAAGATCCTCAATCTTTAGCCCAGTTAGAAGATCTTACAGCTCTCGTTCAAACTCACCTAGTTGAGAATCCTGACATTTTAGCTGCTATGAGGGAAGCAAATGATTGGGAGCCAGAGCCTCCAATGACGTTGCCTGCTCCTACAACTGGTCCGATGGCTTCTCAAGATTCTTACACAGGACTTCTAGAGCGAGTCAATTCCATTGCAGATGCGTCGCAGCTCCGTGAATCAATCACAACAATGGAACAACCACCAACGCGTGCAAGATTTACACCAGAGCAATTGGCAGAGATAGACGGAGTTCTTGATTCTAAACGAAGACATTTTTTTAATGAGCATGCTAGATTTCATGCTATGAATGGCATTGCACAATCAAATGTTGAAGCTGTTTTGGACATACTTGTTCCTGGATATTACAGAGATCTAGAGCTTATGTCTCCAGAGGCAGCTGCGGACAGCATTGAAGCAACTACTGGATTTCCTTCAAGTTTGCTTATGGCAGATGTCGTAAGTCAATTCCCAGAGCGTTTCGGAATTGGAAGATATTACCAAGGACAACAAAGAGAAGATGTCATCAACGTTATTCGTGACAGAGCACTTATTGCACAAGCTGCTGCTCCTGCACAAATAGAATCTCCAGCACAAGATTTATTCCAAAGGATGAACGAAGCGCAAACTTTAGAAGATCTTAGACAATTGAGGTCAGAGCGCAGAGAAAGAAATGCAGAATTCTCCATGGCAGAGACTCAAATGCTTCTGGATGCTGCTCGTCAAAGAGCTCTTGAGATAAGAAATGCGCAACCTGTTCTTCCAGACGCAGTCGTTGAAAGATTAAACAATATCGAAAACATATCTGACCAAGCATTGGTCAATTGGCTTAGCCAGGCAGAGAGCAACGCTCCAAACACAGTATGGCATCGACTAGACGAAGAGCAAACTCGTGAAGTTGTAACGGCAATTGAATACGAGATAGGCAGACGCGGTCTTGACGGGGCAAACCTTGGCATGCAAGAGGGTGGCGTTGTTCACATGTCAGAAGGTGGATTGTGGGAAGGCTATGGCGCACCAATGGGTGAGTCTCCAAATTACTACAAAGAGCAAGAAGACTCGCCTGTGCATTCAAGAACTAATTTGAATTACGGCAACCGCAAATACAGCAATGCTGACGTAAGCTGGAACGAAATAAGCACGGACGTTGATCTGTTAAATAAATACGGCGTAGGTGCGACCAAACAAAGCTCTGTCGTCAAATTGCACAATGACAAGATCAAGCAATCAGACATAAGCGAGCTGCGCGCACGTTACGCAACAGACGACGGAACTCAATACGCAGTTAGCCGTAGACCTTTGGACAGGACTTGGTCTGTTCGTCGTAGCGAACCACGCGATCAGTCTTCTTTGTCTGTGGACATTTCTCCTGATTACAAAGGCATAAGTTACACAAAGAATTTCGCAGAGGGTGGCGCAGTTTATGACCACGACTCTGTATCAAGCATGGCAGATGAATTGCTAGGGTCGATGAACTTTGCAGAAGGTGGACCAGCATTGTCGGTTGGTCGTGGAGAGAAACTTCCTGTGTCGCGAGGAGCAGGGCTAACAGCAAAGGGGCGTGCAAAAGCAAACAGAGCTACAGGCTCTAACCTTAAAGCACCAGCCCCGCATCCTAAGACTGAAGCAGATGCAAACAGACGCAAATCATTCTGTGCTCGAATGTCAGGTATGCCTGGTCCTATGAAAGACGACAATGGCAATCCTACTCGAAAAGCTGCATCATTAAAACGTTGGAACTGTTAAGGAATATAAATGGCTAAAGATATGATGGACGACGAAGAAGAACTTCAAGGCGAGACCGTTGAATTAGAAGAAGAGGACACTGGCGTACGCGATACAGAAGACGGCGGTGCAATGGTTACGCTTGAGAATGAAGAGAATCATCAGCTTCAAACAGAGCACTTTGCCAACATCGTTGACGACATCGATCAAAAAACTCTTAAAAAGATTGTTGACGATTTAATAACTAAAATTGAGCGTGACAAAGACGCACGTAAGAAAAGGGATGAGCAATATGAAGAGGGCATTCGTCGTACTGGTCTTGGTGATGACGCTCCAGGTGGTGCGCAATTTACTGGAGCCAACAAGGTTGTTCACCCATTGATGACAGAGGCTTGTGTTGACTTCTCAGCACGAGCAATGAAAGAGTTATTCCCTTCAAATGGTCCTGTGCGCAGCAAGATCATAGGCAAGCAAGAGAAATCCAAGCTTGAGAAGGCAGAGCGCAAAGCTAAGTACATGAACTGGCAATTAACTGAGCAGATGTTAGAGTTCCGCTCAGAACTAGAACAATTGACCACGCAATTACCACTAGGCGGCGTGCAGTACATGAAGCTGTTCTGGAATAAAGACCTTAACCGTATCACTTCTGAATTTATTCCTGTCGACGATGTTTACTTGCCGTTCGCAGCATCAAACTTCCACACAGCCGAGCGCAAGACGCACGTTCAATACATAACTAAATACGAATATGAGAAACGCGTTCGTGCGGGGATGTACCGTGAAGTCGACCTTGGCATGGCGGATGACATTGATTTCTCTAAGGCAACCAAAGCAAATGACAAAATTGAAGGTCGAGAAGACAATTCATACAACGAAGACGGTTTGCGCACTGTGTTTGAGATCACTACGGCAGCAGACCTTGAGGGCGACGAGTTCTTGCCGTACGTCATCACTGTTGATAAAGCCACAGAAAAATGTTTGGCAGTCTATAGAAACTGGGATCCTCGTGATGAAAGTTTCAAAGAGCCACTAGTTTCAATCGTAGAATTCCCATTCGTTCCTTGGCGCGGTGCTTATCCAATCGGTTTAACACACATGATCGGTGGTTTGTCAGGAGCTGCGACAGGCGCACTACGAGCATTGCTTGATTCTGCACACATTTCCAACATTCCAACGCTTCTAAAATTGAAAGGTGGTCCTAACGGTCAGAATGTTAACCCACAACCAACAGAAGTTATTGAGTTAGACGGCGGAATTAACGTCGACGACGTTCGTAAAATCGCAATGCCAATGCCGTTTAACCCTCCAAGTCCTGTTTTAATGCAGTTATTAGGCTTCTTGGTTGACGCTGGCAAGGGCGTAGTGCAAACTACGTTCGAAAAACTGTCAGATCAAAATCCAAACATGCCAGTAGGCACGACATTGGCGTTGATCGAGCAAGGTATGGTGGTGTTTTCATCAATCCATTCTCGTTTGCACAATTCAATGGCGCAAGTTTTGAAGGTAATGCACCGTTTAAACTCTGCATACCTAACAGAAGAGATGGTTATTGACGAATTCGGAGAGAAGATGGTTGATCCGTCTGACTTCGATGGTCCATTAGACGTTATCCCTGTCTCAGACCCAAATATATTCAGCGAAACACAGCGATTTGCCCAAGTTCAAGCTGTTCAACAGCGAGCAATGGCATTGCCTCAGCTTTATGATGTCCGCAAAGTTGAAGAGCTATTCCTTAAACAGCTGAAAATACCAGAGGGCGAAGAGCTATTGATTCCCAAGCCTGAGCCAAAAGACATCGATCCAATACAAGAAAACTTTGCAGCTTCAGTCGGCAAGCCTATTGGTGCATTATACCACCAAGAGCATATTGCTCACTTGCGCGTGCATTTGGCATTCTTACAGTCTCCGATGT